TATTTCCTCCAAAAACTATCGTTGCACTGTTTGTACCTGCACCAGCTACAGATCTTCTTGCTGAATTCATGTCGTTAAGTTCTGTCCAATTAGTTCCATTCCAACTTTCTGTTTTACCTGTTGTTGGAGATTCTCCTCCTGAAGATAAAGCAGCTGTATAAAGTCCACTTCCTGCCATGTTGTGTCTAGCAGTGTTTAAATCATTTACTTCAGTCCAATTAGTTCCATTCCATTGTTCTGTTAAAGCAGAATTTCCTCCGGTTCCTCCAAAACATAAAGCGGCAGTTTTAATTCCTGCTGATCCATGATAAGCTCTAGCCGTGCTTAAATTATTAACTTCCGTCCAGTTTGATCCATTCCATTCTTCTGTTTCAACTCCTACTCCAGGTCCAGGATTTCCCCCAAAACATAAAGCAGATGTATTATCTGCTCCGCATCCTCTTGTATCTCGTCTTGCAGTTCCTAAATCATTTACTTCCGTCCAATTAGTTCCATTATATGATTCTGTTAAAGCTAAAGTACCTGGATCTACTCCACCAAAACCTAAAGCAGAATTTTGAGTTCCTGCTGATCCAAGCATTCTTCTTGCATTATTCATAGTTCCACCTGTAGACCAAGCACCGACCGCGGCACCTGCACCTGTCCATTCTTCTGTGTTGGTTTTAACACCACCAGGAGGAGTTGATCCTCCAAATTTTAAAGCATCTGAAGTTGTACCATGACCACCTACTAGATAACCAGTTACATTACTACTAGTTGTATTTGTCCATGATGAACCATTCCATAATTCTGTTACATTAGTTTGTGGAGAAACACCTCCATTAAATTTTATAGCAGAAGTATTATCTGCTCCAGCAGCACCTATTCCTATATTAGCAGTAGCATCTGCTACCTCTGTCCAATTTGTTCCATTCCATGATTCTACATTTGCAACACCTGGAGGACTATCTGTATAACCAACTATACATAATGCTGAAGTTTGTGTACCACAGCCTCCTGCTATACCTCTTCCTGTATTTAAGTCATTAACTTCTGTCCAGTTAGTTCCATTCCAAGATTCTGTATATGCATCTGTAGGTTGATCTAATCCACCACCTATAGCTAATGCTGATGTGCTATCTACTCCAGCACCACATAAGGTAGTTCTAGCAGTATTTAAATCGTTAACTTCCGTCCAGTTTGTGCCGTTCCATAATTCTGTTACTGCTGTTTCTGAAGGTGCTGAACCGCCAAATTTAAGAGCAGATGATTGAGTGCCTGTGGCTCCTAAAGCTTCGGCAGCTGTATTAACATCATTAACTTCTGTCCAAGTAGTTCCATTATAAGATTCAACAATAGCATAAGTAGGAGGATCGCCACTTCCTGCTATAGCTAAAGCAGCAGTAGAATCTCCAGCAGCACCTAAAGCTCTTCTAGCAGTATTCATATTACCACCTGTTCTCCACGAACCAGCTGATGTTACATTTGCATATTGATATTTGAAATCTTTGTTAGTGCTATCATACCAAAGCTCACCTTCCACGGCGCCTGGGTAATCACCAGCATAGTTGACGACTGCTGTCCCAACTGTTCCCTTATAGGTAGTCATGATTATTTAGTCTTTAACAACCAACCTTGAGTTCCATCTGTATAAACTAAAGTATTAGCTGCCCTTTCTATTGAAACTGTTAAATCTGCTGTTGAACCTGCAATCTTTTCTGAACCATTTGCTGCAATTGTTAATGCATAAGTATCGAATGTACCTGCATAATCAATAAATACAATCTCATCCCCTAAAGTTCCTGCAGGTAAATTCATTGTTATTGCACCACTTGTAGTATTTACAAAATAACCCTCACCAGCTACTGCTGTGAAAGTTGAAGTTTTTACTGCTTGCCAAGATGTACCACCTGATACTTCGGCAAAAGATAATTGACCAACACCTGTTGTTCCAGATCCTGATACTGAAGCTACTTTTAAAAATCTATCTGCTGTTACATTTCCAGTAGGAAATTTAAGTTCATATGACTGCCCTGCACTGTGTGCAGGTGATGTAAGTTTAATCCCGTGTGAATTAGACTCACAATTCAATTGAATTGAACCTGGGTTTGTTGCACCCATTGCTTCAATTACACCAGTTCCTTTTGGTCTTAATTTTAAGTTAAGGTTTGAATCATCTCCAACTGCACCAATCTGTGCACCAGCCCCTGTTGCAGCATTTGTAATATCAATATGATTTACTGCAGAACTAGTTGTTTCAAAAATTAATTGTTCATTTGCGTTTTCATCTCTGATACCGTGAGCATCATCGAAGTCTATCATAAAAGAATTAGTATCTAAATTACCACCTAATTGAGGTGATGTATCATCTACAACATCTCCACCTGTTTGAATTTCTATAATTTTTGGATTTGTTGTATCTGGATTACCAGATGCAAAAACTAATTTAGTTGTTTTTGTTGTAGTAGAAAAAGTAAAAGTGTCTCCTGAACCAGATGCATATTTAAATTGAACTGTATAAGCACCCGATGTTGAATTTTTTAAAATATAAAAGTTTTGAACATCGTTAGGAATAGTTACAACTTGATTACCCGTAATTGTACCTGTAAACTCAATCATTCTTGCTTGAGCTGTTCCAGTTAATGCACCATCAGCAACTGTTAAGGCTGTAGTATCTGCACCACCTGCTATTGAAACTTGTTTAAATCCACCCGCTATCTGTTCGATAAGGTCTAAGTTAGCATTTGTTTTTGTTCCCCATGTACCGGCATTTTCGCCAGTTGCCATTTTTTCTATACCAAGAGGTGTATATGTTGATGCCATAAATTTTTCTCCTATGCAGCGTCAGTATAACTTGTATTTGATCCAGTTGCAACATTGGAATAATTAGTATTCGAACCTGTTGAAACTCCGTTATAATTGGTATTTGAGCCAGTGTCAACATCTTGATAATGAATAATAAATGGAGATCCAACAGTTGCTGTTATTGTAAATGTTGGTAATCCAATAACTTGGTCTTTAGGATCAATACTACCAATAGCAGAACTAAATGATACTCCTGTTAATCCCATTATCTGATCAGGAATATCTACAATCGTTCCTATAGAAGCACTCATAGATATACCAGTTGTTGGTACAACCACTGATCCTGTTCCTTCAACAAAACCTATAGCAGATGTTATTGACAATCCAGTTGGTGCTACTGCATCATTTGGAACAACTACAGATCCTTGTTGTGATGTAACTGTAAATGTTGGTGCTGTAATTTCAACAGCGTTTCTTGCTGTAGCAGTTCCTTGCTCTGATGTAATTGATAAACCTGTAACCGATACATCTTCGTTAGGTGCAACAGCAGTTCCTTGTTGTGATGTAACAGTGAGTGTAGGTGCTCCTATAACTTGATCTTTGGGATCTATAACTCCAATAGCTGCTGTAGCTGACAGACCTGTAATACTTACTGGAGCATCAATAACAGGAAGTGCATATCCTTGTATATCATTAATAGTAAAACCACTTGGTTCAACAGTTACACCTATAACATTTGAAATTGTTCCAAGTGTAGAACTAAATGATTGACCTGATGGAGTTACAGTCACACTAACTGCGTTAGTAACTGAACCAATACTTGATGTGATAGATAAACCTGTTGGTTGAGCAACAGCATCTGCTAATGAACCCCACTCATCTTCTCCCCAAGACTTTGCGCCCCAACCTTGTTTTAAAGTTGTAGCTTCGTTCCAATTAGCCTGTCCCCAGGTTAATCGGCCCCATCCAGAAGAAACGTCGGGCACTGGACCCTCCTTATGCTAATCTTATGATTGCGTTTGATGAATCGTTTGCAGGAAACTGTATTTCAAAAGTTCCGTTAGTTGCAGTTTTATCAGAACCAAAAGCAATAATACAAACAGCATCAGTTGTACTTGAACCACCGTCTGTTGTTGTATTATAAATCATTGCACCATTTGCAGTGAATGAAGCTGATGTCCATGAGATATCAGAAAAATCTGTAAACGCAGTTGTTGAAGTTAAACCAACTCCTGTGTTTGTTAATGCTTTACCACCAGCAGAATATGCTGATCCAGATGTATTTGAAATTTCGTTTGAAGTTGAATAGTCAGTTGTTGCTGCACCTAAAGATGCTGAACTTGTAAATAAAGCTATTTTAAAAGTATGACCACCAGAACCTGATGTTTGAAAGTCATGCTTTCCTTGTAAAAGTTCTTGTTTGAAACTTGAACATATTGCCGATGTTATTGCCATAATTTATCTCCTATTAAGGTGACTTAGATGGAATTGGTATTCTAACTGTTCCGTCCGTATAGTCATCTCTTTTACGTCTACCGAGTTGTTCTGAACCAAACTTCTCTACTTCTTGTTTATATTTATTTTCATATAATGTCAACACATCCATTGGTCCTTTTAAATACCCATATGCTTCAACTAGACAAGCATATAATAAACCATTTCCAAAGTATTGACTAATATAAGTTGTTGTATTTGAACCAGATAATCCAGTAGGAATAGCTTCATAGTGTATTTTAAAAACATAAGTGCTATCTGGTGCAGGGGCTAAAAATAATCTTCCAGAAGTAGTATCTGATACGCCCGTTGCTCCACCAAACATAGCATAGTATTTTGGTTTACCTGTTGAAGTTTCTGCAGGAATATATTCTTGTAAATATGTTTCATCTTTTTTTTCTAACCAAGTATTTGTGCCTGTTGATGCAGAAGTAGAATCATAAACTTGTACACCTTTTACAAATAAAGTTTTAGCAGGAACATTTATAGTTGTCTGACCCGTAACCAAATTACCTGTTGATTGTTTTTTATAGGCATCAATTGGAACATCTCTTAATATTCTAAGTTCTGCATTTTCAATAAATTGATCTGTAATAGTAGCAGTTAAAACATTTGTATCTGTTTCAGTGTAACTTTGAATTGCTGTTGTTAATGTTGCGTAAGTAAATCCTGACATAATTAAGCTCTATCATTAATTGGTCCAATTGTACATTGAAAACCACCATTTGTTTCTGTGCTTGTAGCTGCATTAGTTAAAGTAACATTTACACCATCAAATGTAGTTACACCAGATTGAGTAGTTGTATTTAAAGATACAACTTTATAAGATCCAAAAACTTTTGCTCCACTTAAATGAGATGTAGCAGTTGTTTTTTTGGGAGAAAGACCTCTAAAAGAACAGCTTGTTCCTCTAGTACACCCAGTTAACTGGTGTGTAGATCTTCCTGTATATTGTATAACTTCGTTTACAAAAAGACCTGTGTCTGAATCGATTTTATCAATAACTATAAAACCACTAGTTGGAAATTGAGATCCATCTGTTAAATTTATAGTAGTAGCTGAATTACTTATATTACCATTTAAAGTAGTAGATAGTTGTAAAGTATTTATTGCAATACCACCAACCGGAAATTTTACATCTTGAAACCTAATAAAATCATTTACAGATAAATCACCATTAGGAAAACTAATTTTTAATGTAGTATTTGAAGCTGTTGTAAAAGGATTATCGGGTAAAAAATCTTGTGTTGGAAATTCTGTTCTATCTGGTCTTGCAGTTAATAACCCCTGAGCATCTCCACTGTATCTAGTAGGGTTTAATTGTGGTTGTTTAGGTTCGTATTCCGAAACGTGGACAAAGGATCCATTCCATTCTTTAACCATTTCATTATAGGGAAACTCCATACCAGATCTATCTGATATTGCTTTTGCATATTTTCCTCTAGATAGTTTAGACATTTGGATAATAAGTTTTAGGTGTTATGTAAGAACTTGAAGAAGAACCATCTTCTTGTAGTGCTCTATTTAATTCATCTTCATATAACAATTTCATTTGTTGCACTAATTGAGGATTAAATTTTTGTGCTAAATAAAAAGCTAAACCAGATACCATACATGGAACAAATCTAAATGGTAAGTCTGTTGCATTAGTATAATTACCAACATCTTGAATTCTTTTAACATAATAATAATTAATTTTATTACCTGCTTCGGATGAACCTGGTGTTAAATATAAAGTAATAGTTACTTTATCAATAAATCTTTGAACAAAATATTGTGTTGGTGCTCCTTCAGATGTTTTATTTGAAAGACCTTGATATGTAGATCTATTTATTTTTGTAAGGGGACTATCAATATTTGAAGAATTTCTATAAGAAGCTTCTAATACATCATCCACACCGTAAACTGCTGTAGCATCTGAAGTCCCATCTCCGGTAGATCTAAACATAGTATATACAGATTGACCATCAACTAATGTAATAGAATTATTTGCAACTTCCCAATAATGAAGTCCTCTGTTTCCCCACTCTTGAAACATTATATTTAAAGAACGTCTTGCAGTACGTAGCTGATTACCAGATACACCCTGCAAACCTATTCTTTCGTAAGCATCTTCTATTATTTCATCAATAGCAAAAGTCTTATCGAACGTTGCTGTTCCCGAAGTTGTATTAGCCATGAGCTTACGCTCCTGTTATAGTTACTGTAACGCTTCCGCCTGATCCAGCTAAATTGTAGACAATACCATTTTCAAACTTAATACCTGAACCTGGAACATAAACTTCTAGTCCTTCAGTACCATAATTATATGTAGCTACTGCTGTTCCTGGCGTACTTGCATCATTTGAATCATACAAAATTAAAGTAGAACTAGCTATTCCTTTTGCTTGTATAGAAGTAATTCTAGTTCTAGCTCCTCTTGCTAATGTATTGGCTCCAACTGTTGCCATGTTTAATGTTTTCTGATCTGAATCCATATTATTCTCCGTTAAAATTAATATGTGGGGCCGAAGCCCCACACTAATTATTTATTATTGTGTATCAGATGTTGAATCAATTCCAAATATTTTTAGAACGATTACAGTATCTCCACCTGGATCTCCAGAAACAACTAATTCAACTTCGTCTCCAGCTAATCCTGCTACACCTGGTGCAAAACCAGACATACCAAGTACACCATTGCAACCTAAGAAACCTTTCCAACCAGTTGTATTAAGAGCTAAAGAAGCTCCGTCAACATAACCGTCTGTGTCAGCATCTGTTCCAATGTCAACTAAGTTAACAGCGTTAACTGCAGCTGTAGTTACTACAACACCGATTCCTAATGGAATAAAGTTTGTAGGAATTTGAATTGATGATTCTTTTCCAGTAGTAGCACCATTAGCAACTGTAATAGTTGCAGTGAACTCCTTAAGACTCATTGTAGATGTAATAGCACCTGTTGATGTATTTTTATCTATTACTTCAAAACCATTCTCCGATCTGACTGGTCCTGAAAATGTAGTATTTGCCATAATTTTATCCTCCTAGTTATGATACATAGTCTCTAGGCCGTCGACTATACGCGTCTACGTATCGTTTTAAAATTGTATAGTAAGTTTTTTATATACTAGTTTTTAGTAGAGTGCAAGAGAGCCTACGGTATTTATGCATTTCAGCAATGTAGCTTTTGATTAAGTAGCTACAGAAACTTGTGGAGCTGCTCCTTCGACAGTATTCTGTCTATGGGCAATAGCTGCTTCTTCCAGCTTAATCTCGGTAATGACTTGTCTAACTTTGTCATCAATCCTGACCATTTCAAGAGTATACTTACCATTAGTAAGATGCTCCTGTTCCCACTTCAACTCCAAGGACCTTTTTTGTTTGTAAAGGTCTTGTATCATCTATAACCTCCTCATAGGTTATTCTATTTAACGGACCGAACATTCCCGTCTTTTCCCATTTTATATCATTTTGTCCTAGTTTGTCAATGATAGCATTTTCAACACTTTTTGCATTATCTTCAGCTAAAATAACAAATTTAGCATAATAACCGTAAGCGTTTATTTTAATGAGAAGTTTTTTCATGGATTTTTCTTTCTTATTTACTAATTGGGGCGAAACTGTGTTCGCCCCAAAAAACTATTTATTAAGCACCTGGTGATGCAAAAATACCTCTATAGTCAGATACTCCAAATGAATATCTTTCTCTAGCTTTGTATCTTACGTTACCAGTATCGAAATCACCTTCCATCGCTGTTTTGATAGGAGATCTTTCGAAATACTTCATACCATTTGGTACATCAGTAATAATGTAGAACGCGTCCGTGTCAGTTAAAAAGTTATTAACTCTGTAACCTTGTGGAACCATACCCATAGATACGATTGCGTTGATATCATTATCAGCTGTTCCAACTCTACCTTGAGTCTTCATAAGTCTCTCAGCAGTGAATTGAAGTTCACTAGGGATAATCATTTTGACACCTCTTGCAGCAATTTTAAGACCTCTTTCGTCTTTCATTGCAGCAATGTCAATTAATGCTTGCTCTAATGAAGTTTCATTCAAGTCAGAAGCTGTAGCTAAAGTATTAGATACAGTTCCTGATACAGTTGGGTGATTTGTTGCAAATAATGCAGATCCATCACCTGACGTGAATGTACCGAATCCATTGATTAATGGATTAACGGCTTTAACTTGTTTAGTGTTCGCCATAGATCTAGCTAACGCTTTTGTGTATCTTGAAGATAGTTGATCATACAAGTTATCCTCTACCGCTTCCTCAGTTATCGCGAAGGCAAGAGCTACAGTCTCGTGACTGTATCTCGCAGTGAAAGTCTCTTGAGCATTGTCAAAAGTTACTCCACTTCCTTCTGGTTTAACTTGAGCTTGAGCGAAGCCTGATAACATCACTTCTTCTTCAAACGCTCTGTCTGAAGATTCTGTGCTGTAGATTTCAGCGTGCTGATTCTCATAACGTTTATATTCCAGACCGAATAATGCATTCAAACCTGGCTCTAGTTCTTTAACTAGTTGTCCTCTAGATATTGCCATAGTTATCCTCCTTATACTCCGGCTGTTGCTTTTAATTGGTGCTCATTAATAATAGTCACCAAGTTAACATTAGCAGAACCTGCTTCGTTATTACTTGGATCCTTAGAGATACCAATTATTCTCAATTGTGCTGTACCAGTCTTCTGATCAGAAAAATCTAACTCAACTTGAGATACATAATCTGGTGAAGATCCTGCTGCATACACAATGTCAGCGTTAAGGCCGACGTCTGCTAATGCAGTTGCGCCGTCCGATTGAACTTCAAACCTTTCATACGGGTCATCAGAAACGAATCCAACAATATCAGTTGCTGCGTTGGATGCGTTTAAATGATTCGCATAAGTAGGCTTGCCTGTAGTTGCGTCAGTAAAAAATACACCGTTTAGTGATCCTAATAATGCATCGGTTGCTGCTGCTACTGTGATTGTTCCAGTTGCTGCCAATTCGACAGGGTCTTGGAAGTAAATCGCTGTTGCAGATGCTGCGATACTATATTCGGATAAACCTTGAGCGTCTCTATTCTGACCAACTTTTCCGATTGGTTTTAAACCAAAAGGTGCGTCTTGATTTGCCATAGTTGTGTCCTCCTTATAGACATTTTTAGTTTATCCGGCGGTTAGGAATTGTTAAAAAATTAACGTTTCTTTGAGCCACCGAAGGTTACACGAGTCTGCCTGTCAACATTGATAGGCATACTTGGATGCTGCTCCTTCATAAGATCGTTATCGACTGCCTTGACTTTTTCATCATGCATTGTTCGATAATATTCGTTTCTTTGTTCTGCGATCTCTTCGGGTATCCTTCCCAGCAAAAGGCCACCAACTCCGATCATCCCCTTGTATTTTCCGTCATCAATAGCCGGGTACTCAGGAAACTCATCAGCTCTCACTAATTCATATCCTTCTCTAAGTTTACCAGTAACATTTCTTGTGTCCTGATATCCTTGAACCTCGGCTCTGATCCATTTGTAACGGTATCCGTCCTTTGCAGGGGGAGTATCTAAATTGTTGGATCGTTGCCAAACTTTTGGTCGAGTTTCTTTTTCTCGAGTTTGACTTGCACGAGAAGCTCTTTTTTCATTATCATTTTCCATATGCTTATGCTCCTTCCGTGTTCATTAATCGTTTTTGTTTCGCATATTCGTCGAGTGACACACCTAATTTTTTAGCAATTGCTACCTCAGACGGTGTGAGTCTTTGGGTTTTGCGACCGGTCTTACTACTACGCGTTGCAGATGCAACAGTTTGAGTAGGTTTATTTGTCGTCTCTTCCTTATTCTTAGCAAATTTGTGAGGAAATTCAAGTGCTATTCTTCTATCTATTTCCATATAATACTCTTCTGGATGAGATATAGGATCATAACCTTCTTCCTCAGTCATTTGTCTATGAATTACTTTAGCTCCTTCAGTCATTATTCTATCCTGATTAAACCAAGTATTTTTATCTGCCCATTCTTGTGCTTTTGGGTCTACTCTTCTTGGTTGTTGAGGAACTTGAAACTGTTCTTCTTGTGGAGCAGGTTCTTCAGCTTTTGCAGATGCTTTAGTTTTCATATCTGCTAATCTAGCTTCTTCATAACCTAATCTAGATATTTCAGCAGATGCAGCAACTTCAGCTTGAAGATTATTTTCTTCTCTAGCTTTTGCAAGTTTAGCAACCGCAGCTTCCATACCAGATTTTACTCTACCTTCCATTTCTGAAACATAGCTTGTATCTAATTTAGCTAATCTAGATTTTAATTTTTCTTGTTCTGATAAAACACTTCTTGCGTAAATAGTTGCAGCTTCTTCTCTTCTTTCTGCTTCACGCATTTTTTTAGTAAGTTTAGCAATTCTTCTTTTTACTCCATCAGAATAATCGTCTAATTCTTTTTTCTTTTCCGTGTCTTCTTGTTTGTCATCTTGAACAGCAACAGACTCATTAGATTCCTCAACTGTATCATCGGTGCTACCACCGTCTTCAAGTTTTGTTTCACGTTCATTTTCATATGTTTTGTCCTCTGTTGATTGTTCTGTAACTTCGTCCTTCTTTTTTTCTTCTGGTATTTCTACATCAACACCAGGGCCTGATGTATCAATGTCAACCATTTTTTCTTGTTCTGGCATAGTCATCTCCTATGATTAATATTGATGAAGTATATCTTCGGGATTGTCGATGGTTGCTAAAACTTCATCGTCATTTAGCAATCTTACTTCCCCACCATCGATCTGGATTCTTGATCCAGCATATCTTGCAAATACTACCCAATCACCTTTCTTGCACCAAGGACCTTCAGGAAATTTATCTTTGTCATAACAATGTGGACCCATGGATAATACTAATCCACAGGTTGAGGCCACTTGTTGTCGTTCTAAAGTATCTTGTCCTAAGAACAATCCACCTTTAGTTTTTTCTGGTAATTTAAATGGTAAAACTAACATTCTCCATCCAGTAGGTTTAGGTAATTTTGATGTTTCTTTTGTTTTTAAACGCTCGTATGCATCTGCCTCTTTTTTATGGGCTTCTTCATTTTGTTTTTCGTATTTTTCTTCTAACGCTAATTTAATTTTTGGTGGCGTCGAATTTGAGGATGTTGTCTTTTCCTTTATTATCATCTTTTTGCTCCTTCGGGTTTAGCAGGTTAGAGATTTCCTGTGTAATATATTGGTAGGCGTGAGCCTGTCCTAACATATACTTATATTTTTCCATGTTGTCAATACCACCTGCCATAATATTAGTACCTATGGCTTGATAGGCATCCTTCAATCTCTTTTGAAGTTTACTTATTATTTCTAGTTCTTCCATTATCATTTTTTTCTCCTTTTCTTTCTTAATAAATTAACTCTACTTTTCCAACACCATTCGCTCATCTTTATTAAATAAGTTTCAACGAATGATATTGCATCATCTATTTTAGCGAAAAAACTATATAAAAATTTATCTAGCACTTCCATCTCCGTCTTGCCTGACGGATACGTGAGTTTGGATCGTTACGAGTTTTTGCTGATGACCTTTTTAATTGTCCTAGTGATCTAGCGCAGTATGATTTCCTACGATTAGCAGCTTTTGATCCAGGCTTCACTTTTCCTGTCACGGCTGTTTTTAATTTAGAACCTGGGTTAAGTCTTCTGTAAGCTTTAACTCCAGCTTCTGTCATTCCAGCTCCACTTTTTGTGGGTCTAAAATTTTTTTTATTTCTTGGTGGGTTTGTTCCTTTTGAATAAAACTGTCTCATTATGCAAATGTTTTTACATTAGTTGGTTTACCACCTGGGTTACCTGCTGCTCTTTTTCGTTTGACAGCACTCGCCTTTTGTGACTTTGTCATTCGTGTGGCTTTTGCAAGTGGGACGCATTTTGGATATTTCCGTTTCGAACCTTTGCTTCTCCCGCAAGGTTGATACTTCCCGTTCTTCTTCGGTGCTCCTATGTCTACCCATTTCTCTGATACCCATTTACGCAATCCTCCTTCTGAAAAATAAGTTCTCATTAAGCACAGCTCATTCGTTTTCTTCTAGCAAGTCCTCCACTACGATATGTATCACGCATCATTCCACCACCCATAGCTTTTTTACGGCTACCCTTTTTTCCACCTGGTGTAATTTTACCTGAACAAACTCCTGATGCATACATATTAGCATATGCTGATGGATACACTTTAAATTTTCGCTTCGCTGCTGCTTTACCTTTTGCACAAAGTTTTGCCATTATTTTTTCTTCTTCATTTTATATTTTGAAACTTTTCCACCTTTTTTAGCAACCATTCTTTCTGGATTGTATCCAAATTTTTTTGCTAAAGATTTTCCTTTTTCTCCAGACTTAGCTAATTTAGCTAGACCTGCATTTTTACTTTTACTAATTGGTTTTCCTGGCATTATTTTTTTCCTCCGTTTCTAAATATTTGTGTACCCTTTATACCATAAATGCTCGCCACGACAAGGATCCACAAATTAGTGAACCAGGAAGGAAGCTGCGAGAACATATCGAAGAACAATTTTACCTTGTCCATCGCTGTTGGGTCATCCGATATCACTGCCCAAGCAAGCACCAAGACGGGCAAACTGAGAATTATCAAAACTGCCTCGTCTTTCCAGTCTGATTGTCTAGCTTCAAGAAGTTTTCCTTGGTAAGCTTCGTCACCTCGAGCCATCTTTTCAGCATGCATTAATTGTGCATCTGACATTGCCATTTTCGTTCTCTGCTTGTTGGCATAAATCTTACTTCCAGCAGAGACGGCTAGTTTAATTGCCGATAACCACATAATTTTTTATATCCACTTAGCAGTTTTAGATTTTTCTCTTAGCATTCTCTTAGTTCCTCTAACT